ACCTCTGGTGCGGCCAACGCCAAACGTTGTCTCCGAACGACTTTCTGTTTCCAGAAGAGGCATCCGGGGGTCGTTTTCGCGCATGAAATTCTGATCTACGCTTGCCGCCTGTTCCTGTGACTTACCTTGGTAGTAGGTTTCTCGCTGCTTCATCCGCTCCGTAGAGCATTTGCATAGCATCAAACCGCCGATGACAATGTTGTTCTCAAAGCCGTCTGTGTCCCGGTCTGACATAATCATCAACTCTGGATGATCTTCTGCCAAGCACGGTTCCCAGCCTTCTCTGTAACGCATTGATACGTTCCGGTTGTCAGCATCTCCCAACATGGAAGTGCGGACCCACCGGAAAACGTAGCCATCCTGCGGTGTCGGGTCAGGTAAATTAGACGGGGGACGGTAGTGTGTCTCCCGATCTTCGGTTTCGCGTGTCTCATTATCTCGCGTTTTTGACGCGGTGCGCTTTGCTTTAGCCATTGGTCATGTTTTCCTTTGCGACCTGTGCGGCGTACTGCCTGTTAGACAACCCAAGGCGCTTTGCGAGGGCGACTTGAGTGGTGGTTAGCTGCACTTTGCGCGGGGGTTTACCGCCCCGTGACGGCCCACCCACAGGGGGTGGTCTCTTCCCAGTGGTCGCAGCGGGGGTCGATGCCCCGTTACCACCTTGGTGCCCACTGGAAAATTCGTAGTCGGGGAACACTGTCCGCATTCCCTCGTTAATCTTGTTGTAATATTCTTCGTGATGTATCTGCGGATTGAGACCGCCCATCACCAGTTTCTGATGGAGGCCAACCGCATAGCCGGTCATCTCTTCATGGCCCTGCTGGTGGAACCACGGATTATCTCTAAGCCACTCCATCGCCTTGGCGTCGGGCGGGGCGGCTTCTACTGGCTGTTGCTGTTGTTGCTGCTGTCCGACCTGCTGCTCTTGTGCTGGCCTGCGGCTGCGTTCAAACCGTTCGGCGTCAGATAAAGCCTTAACGCGCTCCGCATGGAGCCTGCTGAGATTTTCCTGCGCCACCAGAAGAGCGTCTGTCTCGCCGCCCTCGTAGGCTTCCTTGAACTCTTTACGAGCCGCTTCCAGTTCAGCGTCACTCCGCGCTCCGTATTGCTCAATCAATACTGCATTGGAGTTATCCAGACCTTCGCGGAGAGCGTTGTTGTCCCCTGCTACACGTTCAGCGTACTTAACAGCCTCTTCACTCTGACGCAGAGCGCCCTCTTTGGCGCGGCGTTCTTCGTGGAACTCGTATTTCAGCGCCTTTATTCGTTTCTGAGCAGCGTCGGAGTAATTCTGGATTTCTTCCTCAAACTCCTCACTGTCCGGGTCCACCCGATCAGCGGCGGGCCGCGCCATTTGGCGGTCCTCTTCTGGGGTGTCATCAAGAACTTCAATCTCAAGTTCGGCTTCGGGTTCGGGTAGACCTTCCGGTTCCTCAAACATCTCGTCCTGTTTTTCCACTGGTTCAGCCATTATGCTCTTGTGTAACCTCGCGGGTCTTCCACGACAGCCTGAACCGTATCGTCATTGATAACACGGAACTCTTTGCCGTGAATGTTGAAACGAACCCCCTTGTACGCCCCGATCAACACGAAGTCGCCCTCCTTACACCACGGCTCTGGGCCGAAACGATCTTTGTCGGTGTAACATTCCGGACCCATTGCGAGAACAAGACCGATAACGGTGGAGGTGTGTTCCACATCTTTGGTGACATCAGCCTTAATGATGCCGCCAGCTGTTTTTTCCTCAATCTCTGGAAGCGCAATAAGGATGCGCCAGCCCTTGGGGATGGGAAGCTGATTTGCTGCCCTGTCAGGCAACTCTTCAGACGGCCCGACCTCCTCCAATTTAACGGCTGCTTCTGTCATGTATCCAGTTCTTCTTGCTTATCTAACTCTTCAACAACGTCGAGGAGGCTTCTTTCTGCCATTGCCAGCCCTTCAATTATGCCGACACTCTTGGCGTACTCCATACCAACCTCTGTCGCGCCACCCGCCGACATGCAGCCCCCTGTGGAGATGATGTCAGCCCGCTCATTCATGTCACGACGAAGCCGCTCACGAAGCGCGGACAAAATATTACCGGCCAATGTTCAAACCTTCAACCATTATTTTCATCTTTGTTCCCCTTTTGGGCTTGCTGGGTTCTAGCACGAAGAACGTCCATGAACTTTCCAGCAAGGTTTGCCGACGTTTGTATCCTTGAAGACTGGGCCTGAATTTCAGCCGTTTCAACGGTGCCTTCGTGCTGTAACTCCGCGATACTCTCTTGTGAGGCAATGCGCTCCCGTTCGATCTGGTCGTCCGCGATGCCAAGCCCCACATCCACCCCAAGACGCGCTGCGGCCTGAGTTTCCTGAGACTTGGTGCGCTCCTCCTCGTTGAGCAGCTTCTGGATTTCCAAAAGAATGTCGATCTTGCCTTTTTCGATCTCCGCGTGCTTGTCCACCGTGTACATATTCTCTTTGGACTTGAGTTGTTCCATTCCCAGCATGGTGCGGAGCTTGTCGGCAAGGCCCTTGCGTTTGACCTCGTCGGCCTTGGTCTTGGCCTCCTGACGCTGAAGCTGGAGAACCGGGTCGTTCTGCTCCTGTGCGTTCTTCTGGGCTTGGGCTTCCGCCAAATCCTTCTTGAGAACCTTGTCGGCGGCATCTGCGGTCAGCTTGGACAGCATAACCTCTGCCTCTGCCGGGAGTGGTTCATCATGGTCAGGCATGGGAACGCCAAGCTGTTTCTCTATTTCCCGGCGATACTGGAAGGCCACATGCTCTTGTATGTGGGCCGCGCCCGCTGCGGCAATTGCCTTGGCGGCGGGAGACTTGGACATGATTTCCTGAATTTTCGGGTCTTCTGCTGCTGCCACATGAACCTGAATGTGGCTTTCGTGGTCTTGATGAATATGGGCCTGTACCGGCTTCCCGGTCATTATTGCCATATTCTCCGCAACTGGGTCCATCGGCTTGCGCTCGTCGTCCAGCGGGATGATCTTGTCGGCGTTATCCACGCCCATAGCGTCGATCATCCCCCGATGCAGTTCTTTTAGGTCGTAAATATGTGGGGCGGCGGTGGCAAGCTGGAGGACGGCTTGGTTCTGCATAATCCTCTGAGCCATCGTGGAGGCGTTGGGATTGGATACTGGCAGAACATCGACCCTGTCGTCGTAATCCTGCTGTCGTGTGGCACCATCCTCAACGTCGTATTCGTATTCTGCTGGCTGGTACGTGCCCACCAGCTTAACGAGCATCTTGAACTCTTTCTTCATTGAGGAATGGATGCGGGCATGGACGCTGGACATGACCTTCATGCCGCGTTCGATGATAGCTAATGTGGTCCCAACAGGAGCCTGATTGTCCATCTCTGAAATCTTCAGGTCAGCGATGCTGGCAATGTTTCTACCCTCTTCCACGATGTTGCCAAGAAGCTGGTAGAGAACATTCGACGGCTCTTTGTACGGAATGAAGGTGATATTATCCTTGATGGCACCACCGGGCACGTCCACATCTCGGAACTCTCCGGGCCTCAACGGGCTGTCGTCGCCCTTTATCCGTAATCCTCTGGCCTTTAAGCCAGCGGGGAGGTTGGAGAGGGTGCCCGCATCAACAAGCTGACGCAGAATGGAAGTGGCCGACTTTGCGATACCACCAAGAATATGCACCAGCCCCATACCGTAGAAGCCAAGACCGGGGAGAAACTTGTACTGAACAAAGAAATCACCCTTTCCCTTGTCCTCGTCGCCCTCTTCCCAGTTGCGGTATATGGAGAGAACCTTCTGGCTGGATTTTTCGATGGTGATGATATACGGAACTTCAATACCGGTTACCTCACCATCCTCGTCTTCTTCCTGAAATCCGGGGAGATCGTAGTCAACGTGCATCTCCAGCAACGTATGGCGGTCATCCCTCTCTGCGGAGGGGGCCTCGCCAGCCACCTTATTCTCTTTCTCATCAACATCGCTGTATTCAATGGCTGGCTTGGGAATATCAACGTCGATGAACCGCCCCGCATACTGGGCCTTACGTAAATCATTGGGCCACATCTTCATAACGTGTGTGGCGCGGGGGCATGTCTTCAGGTCTGTGGTGCCATAGGCGACAACGAAGTCGTCGGCCATAATATAAGGAGCGGTCTGACGACCAAGCTGCTCATCTTGGTAGACCTTCTTGAACACTGACCCACCAACAGCGAGATGGAATAGCGCCTGTTCGTGTTCGTCGCGGTATTCCGGCATCACTTCGATACACTGGTAATTCATGTCTTTCTGAACGCGCTTGGCCTGCTTGACCTTTTCCGCATCCGACTTGCCGATGATCTTTGTTAATACTGGCCCGCCAGAGGGGAACGTCTCCATCATGGCGTCTGCCACGAACTTCGTCACTGCCTCTGTAAGGATGGGGTGGAACACGCCTGACGCGCCGGACCAAGGCTGGCTGCGTTCTTCGATCTGGGTTCCCAATAAAGAAAGGCCCTTGATGTAAGCCTTCTCCCACGGCGCACGGGACAACTTGTCATCTTTATATGCCTCAACCAATTCTGAGGCGATGGCCTTCAGTTCGCCGTTGTCCATCTGTTCAGCGAGATTTGCCTCAAATTCACTGTTCTCACGGTTAGAGGCTTCTGGGTCAAAATCAACGACGACGCCGCCGTCCTCTGTTTCTTCCTCGCTGAAGCCACTGGTGTCTATGTCTTCAGGGAGAACAACCTCAACGTCGTCGTTTTCTTCAACGTCGATCTCTGCTTGCGTCAGCCGCTTATCTATCGCCATGCCTTGCCCCTAATAATATTCATACTTCGGGAGCGGGAGTATCTGGACATCCTCTTCCTCCTCATCCTGAAGCGTTTGAACAAACCCGCCCTGCCGGTAACGTAGCAGGGCCTGTGTGGAACTGTCCACATAGTCATCATGCTCACCGGCTGGAAATTCCGCAAACTCCTCAATCACTTCGTCTGCCCACCGGTGTTCAGGTGCCCATACTACACCAGATGCGAACAAATCGGAAACAGCATTTACACGGGCTATCTTGTCGTTGCCTCTTGAGGGCGTAAATTCCCCTACCGGGATGCCCATTTCGCGCAGTTCAAATATTAGCGGGGCACCACTGGCACGCTTCTCCACCACGAAGGCTTCCGGCTCCCACTGCTTATACATCTCAAACGCCGTCTTCTTGAGTTCTGGAAACTCCATGCGTTTGCGGAAGGCGTCCAGCAATATCAGATTGGGCATCATATTGCCGGTTTCTTCGTGTTCGTGGAGAAACACCCCCCACGTCGTGCAGGCTGAGTAATCCGAACGCTCCGTCTTGAGAAACGCCGTATCCCACGATTGGATGATAAATTCCACATGAGGCGTTTGCCTGTGCGGCCACCTCTGCCACCACTCCCTTTTTATTAACGCCCCCTCTTCTGCGGTGGGGCGCTGCTGATACTGGGCCATCCATTTGGGGATGGGAAGCTCATCCTTTATTGCCAGTATCTCTTTTTCCGGCCAATACTCAGGCCAGATTGGTTTCCCTGATGGCAATATAGCGGGAAGCTCAATCACCTCCCATTCGTCCCCGTCCTTCTCCGCAGCGGCCTTGAGGACGCGCCCAGTGAGATCGCGCTTGGACCAGCGGGTATTGTGGCTCACCACACCGTTAGCGATAAAATTCTCCGTACGGTCTACCTCTACATCAAACACCTCTTCCTCACCATCAGGCCGTATCCCCACTATTCTGTCCAACGTGAACCCTGAAGTATTCTGCGATTGCCAGTGCTGTTTTTTCTGACTTTGCGTATCCAACGGCAAGATTGCAGTCGTTGCAAAGGAGGCCCCTGACCTTTCCAGTGGCGTGGCAATGGTCAATACATAGTTTTCCATTCCAATGTGCGCGAGTGTTGGTAGAGGAAGGAGGGTTTCCGCACACAGCGCATTTTCCGCCTTGCTCCTCAACCATTCGATCATAGTCATCAACAGTGATGCCGTACCTATGCTTAATCCGTCGCGCCCTGTTTTGGGCAGAAGTTTCCTTATATTTACCAGAAGCCCAAGCAACACTGTTGTTGTGCGATTTACACATTTCATTCGAGTAAGCGGGCTTATTGCACCCGCCCACCTTGCAAGTTTTTCCCTTATACTTACCGTGGTGTCCCACCGGACGGTAGGGTGCCTGTGGATTTTTTTTGTGGTAACTCTTTTTTGCCGTACATGCACTACAGAGACCGGGCTTGGTTTTTGCCCTTGGGGGCCTATTACATCCCTCAGTGAGACAAGCGCCATCCCCGGTCTTAACTCTTTTAGACGCTTCCATTCACATACCCCATTTTTCTCTACGAGAAACGGATGTCTCCCGTTGGCCCGGAGTATATTGCCAGATTGTGTTTGTATTGTATATACAAAATCAACACCACTTGACCGCCAGTTGTTTACTTTTGAGGTAGTTAATGCCCCTTTATCGTATGTAGCTACCTCATCTCCAGCACGTAGGTGGCGCAACTGTTTCTCTACGCCATCCGCCATCAGGACGTTCGTGTCCCCGGTCATACACATAACAATGACAATCGCCGCTCCCGGCTGCACACGCTGGCGGGGTCCAGACGTATACCATTCAAAAACACTGTCGTAGATTTCGGGCTTTGTTTCAGCTTGTTTCGCCTCTTGTTCGGAATGAGGGTCATCAAGGATGATTAAATCCCCGCCACGGCCAGTCAGGGTGCCGCCCGTGCCGATGGCGAAATACTCCCCCTTGGCGGTGGTCTTCCATTTGCCCGCCGCCGCAGCGTCCGGGTGAATGGCAACATCGGGAAAGACCTCCTGAAACGCCGGGTCGCCTATGGTGTCACGCACCTTACGCCCGAAGTCCACCGCGAGGTCAGCGGTGTT